CTGTGTGGCAAGAACGATACGCCAGAAGCTACATCAAAGTTCTCGTAAACCCACGCACCAACTTCCATCCATTCATGTTCCTTTACAGTGATGGTAACAGACGGTTTGTGTTCACACCAATGAATGGCGTATGTCTTCCACAATTCTAGCTGTTCGATAGCTGTCATCTGTGTCCGTGTCACTGCACCTTCAGGTGACTTCATCGGGAAAGAGAAGACGGTTGTAGAATCCGGCTTCATCATATCGCGTTCATTGTGTACACCTTGTTCGATCAGGAACTGTGTCAGTGGGTCTTTGTTGTCACCACGAACAGTGCGTATGAAGTAATCATTGTGACGGGCGTGAATCCCGCTTGCTGCGTCCACCAGTTGTGACACAGTACCCGATGGCTTGACACAAGTGATTGCAGTTGACTGTGGGATTCCAAGCATCTGGGCAAACTCCTTGTTCGCTTCCACTGCTACCTCTCGCATCTCTTCTAGCCAACGCTTGCTGTCTACGTTTTTTGAAAGAACATGATGATCCATGATACCAGTCAAGGATACGCCTAACAAGCGTTCTTCTTCTGTGTTGTCCTTCCATATCTTCCTCAAGTATTTGAAGTCTGTCAGGGTAGACTGCAAGGTTCCCAAGATGGTAGCCAAACGCACCTTATCTTTTAGGTCTTCCAAAGAATCGGTTTCACGAACGACTACCTCTGACAAGTTACAGAACTGATAACCACGCAAGATGATTTCAGAACACGGATTTGTACCCCACATGTGGCCTGTCTCGCGGCGACCATTACGGGCGACTTGCTTATCAGCGGCTTCACGGTTGAACATACCGCGTTCACCTGATTTGCTGTCGTACAGGGCAAGCCATTCACGCATGAAGGTACCCATCTCTGGCTTTGTCTTGTAAGCCACAGAGTTATTTGCCAACGCCCGTTGTGGTTCAGATTCCCACCACATACCTGACTTGGCATGTGCCATCTGGTCATCGTTGAGGTTAGATAGGCTGATCAATGCTGACCGGCGTACGCCACCCACAACAACGATCTCGCCAATCTTACACATCAAGTCGTGACATTCGATTGGAAACAGACGGCGACCTCGTGCCTTCTTGAAAATCTCTACAGTAAAATTGAACAGGTCAGCAAGAGGCTGTGGTCCGCTTGCACGACCGCCCATGACCTTCAGGCGTTCACCAGCAGCCCGTACACCAGACATATCCCAAGACGGAATCTGTCCAGCATACAGCAGCGCAATCAATTCGCGCAACGCTTTAGCCCATCCCGGTTTGCTATCGCCTACCTTAATTACAGTATCAGAATCATTAAAATTATCAGATACGACAGGGAGTCTATCCACATTTTCTCTCTCCACGCTAAAGCCTACACCCGTACCGCACATCAAGATGTACATACATTCATCGAATGCACGAGGGCTGTCTACAGGAATGTAGCTACAATTATAGCCACAGACGGCATCACGACCTAAAGCAGGACCGGCAGTCATCATTGCCCTCATGGAAGGCATGACCCGCAAATTTAGGATAGCATCTTCCAGTTCGTTTTTCAGTGAATCAGAAAGCTTATAGTTGTGCTTATCATGCACATAGTCAGCCATAAAAGAAACATATCGGGATACAGTTTCATCCCAATTCTCCCTGCGCTGTTCGTCTTCCAGCCAACGAGCGTAGCGCGACTTGTGAATAAATTGCTGGTATGGTGTAGGTAACATGTTGCTCATGTTTTTATTCTCCCTTGATTTGGATTAGTTTGTTGAGGTACCACTGCGCTTTTTTGAGGTCTTCAATTCCGTTCTTGTACCTGTATCGCCAGAGGTATTTGATGATGTTTCCTTGCAGGTAGTATTCAAACCCGTCACCTGTCGCCGCCGCGATTGCGTCAACGCATTCGATACCTGCTTGATTGTAGTGTGGCGGACTATTGACATTGTCCACTCCTGTCGGTGGATTGTTCTCCCCGTAGTTCCCGTATTCGTCGAAGCCCCGCTTCTTCATATAGTCTTCGTGTCTCATCGTTCATCACCGCTGCCTTGTAACTTATCACGGTTCTTACGATCTTCTAGCTTACGCAAGTTCATATATGCAATCTCTTCTAAGCTATAGCCTAAGTCCCGCGCTAATACTGCAACGTACCATAGCACGTCGCCTAGTTCTTTGGCAATATGATTTTTATAAAATAATTCTGGCTGACCGTCGCGGATAATCTTTTTTACTTTGTCGGCGACCTCACCAGCTTCCCCCGCAAGACCCAATGCTGGGTATACAATAGCATACTGTTCTGGGTAGATGGCAGTATCTTCTGCCCTAATTTGATACTCATCTAGTTTCATTATCCAAATCCAACTCTACTTTTATGTTAAAGGCCATACTCCACCGTTCTTCATCAGATTCTCTACGACTTGGCATTACGCTGTGCATAGCATAAGCAGGAAATATAGCAAGATGTTTTTCTCTTGCATGGTAGTCAAGGTAAGGCGTCATGTTGTGGTGTTTACATATATCTCGAAAAAATTTAACTGCAAATTTAGAGTGGTGTGCAGGATCATCTATCCTAAGTGGACCAGCGTCTTTAGGTACTTTAAGGTAATACACGCAAGCAAAATCTATGTCATCACCTATATGATGATGGGTCATATTGAATTGATAGAGTTTGTTAACATTTAACCAAAAGTTTATTATTGTAATTTTTACTTTTCCAGTAAACTGGAAAGCATTTAGATAATCTACCATAGAGGATTCCACAAACTCGCCAATACCTTCTTTTAGATATTTAATATCTAGGTTATTGGATTGCCAACCCCCTATATTAGACACTTGGCGTCCATCTCCATGTTCGTTACGAATATCTTCAACAGCGTCGTACAACCTTTTATGACTGTTATTATCCTCGTTTTTATACTCCCCAAATGCAGTGGGAAACAAAGGTAACAAACTTACTCTCATTGCTTCGTTCCAAAATCTACCTTAACTACATTCCCTTCAACTGCCTTGACCAGCTTCGGATCATCGATGCCCTCTTCTTCTAGCATCTCCTGCCCGACCAACTGGAACTGGATAGCAGCGACACCCCTATCGTATATGTCGTCTGTATGTACCCGTATCATGTCCAACGCACCCTGCTGAATGATCATAGCAGAATCATAGTCCTCATCTTCCTCGTAGGTTTTACCAGTCGTATCGTACGCTGACAGGCAAAACTCATTGTCACCAGTTGACCGCAAGATAATATAGTAGCGATCAGGAAGAAGCGACATGGCTTCTATATTTACATCGGGATCATTTATATCTGTCATTTTTTATACCAATCTGTTGGGATAGAACCTTCAGCCCATTCGAAGCCGTGCCTTTCACACCAAGCAGCATACGATGTTTTGCTACCCTTGTAAATCTTATTCGACGCCCTCAAGAAAACAAACCGGATATCAAGCTTCGGATGCTGTTTCTTTACCAGCAACATCTTTACCCTGTCATCTTTTGTGAGGTGACCTTTAGCTTCTACATAGATATCAGATTCCTCTAAGTAAAAATCTGGTGTATAGTTGCGCGGTTCAGGTATATATTGAAACTTTGTTTCTTCGTACTTAAATGCAACATTATTGTCTGTTAAAGTTCGTGCCAAGTTTAATTCAAACTGCGAACGGTATCCTGCTTTTTTCAAAATTCTAATCCTATCGACTGAAATCTTTTTATCAGATACCCTGCCAGTTTGGGGGATAGTCTTTCTATATTTGTAAGTTCTGTTGTTAAAGGGTGCATCGGCACACATACATAGGCTCCCGCGTAAGATATACGACTGATCTTTTGCAATTCTTCTTCTACAGTTTTTATGTCCCGCGCTTCAGTATCAGCTTGTAGCTTTCCTTCCTTGCTATAGTTTTCGACAAGGGTGAGAGGTAGGCCGTTCTCGTGAATACGCATCTGGCATACCCGTCTTTCCCCGCCACTTTTTTTCGCAGACTCGATATAGATGTGATACAAGCTTTTATTCATGTGCATCAAATCTACCTCATAGTTTTTAACGAACAAGTATGGCATCAGAGTTCTTTCTTCTTCAAGGAAGAGTACCAGACTTGAGGTGGATTCTTTGCCCGTGATGTAACCCTGTCATGCAAAACAGCGTTAGGCCAGCAATGATGCCGATACCCACACAGGTTGCACTGGCGGGGTAGAAGCTTGTTTCCGGTACTGACGATCTGTCCGTTACGCTTGTAAGTCTCTGGCTCTGCCTTAAACGGCTTAAACGGTTTTACACGCGGGTCTGTAAGAAACTTGACACGCTCTGCTGCATCCAACAGATATGCATCTTTGTCATCTTGTGACCAGTCAGGTACCTCAACTACAGCTACCTGTCCGCTAGATTTGTTGACAACGATCCAGCCGCCGAAAGGTAAACCGGCTGCTTCACTATACAGAAACCCTTGCATCAGATAACCAAACGGGTCATCTTCTTTTAGCTTATCGTATCCACCAAGACCTGTGAACTTGTAATTAAACGCCCAATCACTTGCTGATTTAATATCCCAAACTTTGTCCTGACCGGTTTCGTCCTTAATGATAACATCTAGGGTTCCCTTCACAGTAACCCCTGCAATTTCTAGTTCTACTTGTTTTTGGTAATCAACGATTTCAATTCCGGCTTCCCGCATAACCAGCATCATTGCTGCTTCTGTCAAGTCGCCAAATAAAAAGCGGAACAGGGAATTGTATTCCATCTCTTCTTTAATGCCGTGTTTGTCCAGTACCTGTTGGCACAATGGACGACCCAAACCGGACATCCGAAGACGGAACTCTCCCTGTTCCCGCGTCATTTGTTTGTGTGCTGCCTCATTACATTCGTCAGCAAACTTAGATAGGTTAGACAGGGAGACTGTTACATCTCCCTGCCCTGCCTTCGAAAGGAAGTCTTGTATTTTAAGCAGCGTTAGCATTATCGAAGTCCGATGCTAAATCGATGTCATCATCATCAGCAACCAACTTCATTGCTTCACGATGCTGGTTCATCACACTTTCGTTGTGACCCTTCACAGTTTCAGCGAACATGCCCATCAGTTCCTTGTCGCCTTCTGTGATGTCCACCACTGATTTGAGAGTAGGCACAGGTGTCCAGAAGGTCACGCTGCCATTCTTGTGGCGGTGGGTAGTCAACGAAACCTCGCACTTTTGCATCAGCTTCTTCTGTTTAGTCAAGCCAACGATGAAGTCATTGATCGGCTTAAAGCCAGACCGCTTAAAGTAAGCGACTACAGGCTGGGCTTCGACCACAACTTCTTTGCCGTCAGCATCTTTGAATGTACCAGAAATCTTGCCGTAGATTACCTGATTACAAACGACTGCCCGTGAATTGAGGTAGGCAATGTCGTCTTTCGGAAGACGGTCTTCTTCGTCACGGGTGAGGCGACCACATTTGTTGCCGCCTGTAGTGTCTGGGAACATGCCCGAAAGCGTCGGTTTCTGTACCGACTTTGACGAGAAGGTTCCACTCTCCTGATCCCACACACTGTATTCAAAGGTGCGAAGGATTGGCTGCACGACCACTTCATCTGCATAGATAAAGCGACCATCAAGGTACATCTTCCACGATCCACGAGGAAGGGACTTACCATCCTCTGTCTCTGCATCGTAGTTGATGTTTAGGCGTGGTAGACCGACTTGACCACTGGTCTTGCCGCCTTGTCCACTTGCTTCCATCAACGCATCTGTATCGTCCGCGTTGAAGGCTTCTACGAGTTTGTCCAAATCGTTAAGTTCTACTAGATCATTCCCTGTCATTTCTTTCTCCAATTTTTAGGGTTGCAGATCAATACTACAGTTCTACTTCGGTCAAGTCAAGCCAATTTTTTCCGATCTTTAATTCGATTCCAACTGGCATATCATATTCTATACCGTAGCGATTTATAGTCTCTTCAGGTAAACTCTTCATAGCATAAGCTAACAGCCCAATGCAAGCCTCTTTTTCATCTGGATGTACATCAAGCACGATGGAATCATGTACAGTGTTGCAGATTACAGAAAACATTTTTCTCGCTCTCATAGCATTGTCGAGGCGAACTAAGGCCGTCGGCAACAGGTCAGCGGTAGCAAATCCCTGCACCGGATAGTTACAGATTGCAGTCCGGTTTGTGGCTGTACCCCACTCTGTCCACCGCGCATGAGGAAAAGCATATTGTCTGCCGCTTGGAAGGGTGATTACTCGCTTCTGGACGGCCTCTCGCTGCAAGTCCTCGTGCCAAGCAGTGACACCTTCATACTTATCCTTAAACGCCCTGTAGTAGCGTTGTTGGGCGTCTGTGCCGGTAACGCCGCCGTACAGCGGTTTGAAGGTGTGTGCCTTTGCTTCTTGACGACTACAACCGATGATGCTGGCAGTATAGCTGTGAACATCTGTACCGTCCTTCACATCAATGTAGGCTTGTGCATCTTTGGCAAGGAAACCAGCGACACGAAACTCTAGTTGCGAGTAATCCCCTTCAAGTATAAAGCCACCCTCGAAGCGGCTCTCGACAACCTTCCGTATAGCGAAGGTATTTCCACGTGGCATATTCTGAAAGTTAGGATTCCTACTCGAAAGGCGACCCGTCGCCGTAACACACTGCATGAATTCTGGATGTATAAAACCATTCTCGTCAACATTGTTTTTCATTCCTTCCACAAAGGTTGACAGGTAAGTACGCAACGCACTGTAGCGTACATAGCTGGTGACAAACTCACGGGCATCACCAGATAAATCAGTCAGTCGGTTTTCTAAGGTAACTTTGTCTGTCTTGAACCCAGCCGATGCGGTATCCATCGGGTCACGAGGGACAAGCTTAAACCCTGCAACCTCGCCGGTAGGTACATATATGACGCCGGTACCGCTGCACGGCTTGCACACACGAACAGCTTTTCCTACCGAACCGTCCTTACGCAAAGGGCTGTACCGGCCTTCACCACGACAGTCCGTACACTGATGACCCTGTGTCTTCTGGACAACATCCGTCATGTTGCGGACGGTCTTTGCAAACTCGTTGCGCTTCATACGGGTGCGGAGTTTTGGCTTCATAGTTGAACCCCGCATCTCATGCCCTAGATTAAACACCCGCGACCACGCTGGCTTGTCTTTGACACGGCGGGAATAAAGCAACACGCTGCGATCATCAGGGCTGGACAGATTAACAGGGGTGTCCCCCATAGCTTGCCGTGCCAGTTCGTTTAGGCGCACCTCTAGGGTGTCCAATTCTTCTTGATATTCTTTCTCGATTTGATCTAAGGTTTCTAGGTTGATCTTGAGGCCGCGCTGTTCTATACGCGCAAGCACATCAGTCATTTCAAGCGACAGCCGTAGTGTCGGTAATAAAGTCCGTTCCATTGTATAATTCCTCAAAGGTAGTGCCAAAGGCTTCTAGCTGTTTAACAGCAATCTCTTCTGTAGCAAGGACATCAGCCTTGCCATACTCTTCTACTATCTCCCACGGTATGTCGTAGAAGGTCTTACCGCTTTTGAGATACGGCGCAACAAGGTCTTTCTCTTTGCGGGTAACATCATACTTTTCTGCAAGAGAAGCAAGTCCAAGAGGCCAACGCTGCGCTTTGGCAAGTATATATTCAGCCACCATCGTATCAAAGATTTTACCGTCGTAAACAAATCCGCATTCCCGTATCCAAGATAGATCAAACTTTATGTTTTGTCCAATGACCATATCAGCATCCTTCAAACATTGCTGAAAGGATGAGAAGGCATAGTCATCCGGTTTCTTCTCGCTATGGTAGAAGCAGTGGTAGAACACTGTCGTCATACCAAGCCACTTGTAACCGACAGAAACAAGTCGGTTTCCAAAATACGGTAGGGCAGTAGTGCCACCGCTTTCTTTTTCTATGTGGGTTGTTTCCACATCAAAGGTCAGTACATTCATTTTTATCTTCCTAGTATTCCAGCTAACAGATACAGTGCAACTGCAAAAGCTACGAGGCTTGTACCCTCGTTAACCAGCAGCCACAAACCAAGATAGAAACTAAGCAGGAAGCCCATTAGTAGTACACCCCGCGCTCAATGTCAATCTGCCCGTTGATCATACCGTGCCACCCGTTCAGCTTATTCTTAGATATGCAGATGTGGCGGACAGTATTCTCGACCTCACTAGAACCGGTCTTGCCGATACCGATGATGATGTCGGCTTCACCAGCCTTACCTGTTCGTGAATTGTCCAGCATCGAATAGTCAATCCACTGCCGGTCATGTGCTTCGTAGCTTGCCTGACTAACAGCCCAGAGCAAAAGTCTGTTACGCTTGGCAATCTCACGGGCAACGACATAAGTTTCCTTGAGACGTTCATCTCCACGATTATATTCGCCGGAGATGCGGAACTTGTCTAGCT